AATTTATATAGACATATGAATCCTCCTAGGCATATGAAACCACTATATATATATATATAGTGTTTCATATGTCTAGGCCCCCTCATTCACTGTGCTATTTGTTGTGGACCCTTGATAATTCTATTTCGGTTCCGGTGGGTGCGGTTTTGAATATGATTTTTAAAAGTAATTAATTTTAAAAATTTAATAATTAGATTTTTAAAATAATAAAAAATAAATTTGAGAGTTTTAAAATAAATAAATAAAAAATAAATTTGAGAGTTTCTAAATTTGATTAAATAACCGGAACCGAGCGGAACCGCAATAATATTTTTATAATTGTTTTAGTAAAATAAGAAAGTCAATAATTATGTCACAGACTTTCTCAAATAGTTCATCATCTAAAAATATATTATTGATTTCTAATATATCATCAATGACTTGACAATATTCTGATTCATTCATAAAATTATATCCAAAATAAAAAATTATATCAATAGCATCAATGAAATCAGGAAATATATCTTTTCCAGTAATTTGTTTTATTTCTTCAACAAGTTTTAAATATTTTATAATTATTAAAGATTTCTTTGTAGTCATTATAGTTTATTAGATATTATTTATATTTTCTATAAATTGAATTATTAAACTTGAGATTATCCAAAAATCATTATCACTTACTATAATTTCTTTTTCTTTCATTAAACCTCTAATTGTTTCATTATAGTCTGTACCAATTGGAAAATATAATTTAATAAAAGAAATTATATCTACTATATCAAAATCATTAGAAGGAAACAAATCCTTATTAACATACAGTTCTAATTTAGATTTTAATGTTTCATATTTATTTGTTAAAACATCTTTTCTTGTAGTCATATAATAATATTTAGATATTTTTTTAAAAAATTTAAATAAAATTATCTATATTTTAATCTTTCAATTTGTTTTTCATAATTAATTCCTAATGTAAAACTAAAATTTGCGTTACCTCCATTAATAGGAAAGCCGAATCTATCTAATATTATTATATTTAAAGAGTTTAAAACAAAATAAGGATCAGTAATTGAAATTGTTTGAATGAACGTATTTGATTCACCTAAATATAATATTTGACCATTAACAGCATTCAAAACAATTTTAAATGTTAAAAGGCGACCATTAGCGTTGGTATCACTTCCACTGTTTAAATTAGTAATATACAAATTTATATAATTATCAATATTTAAACAATAAAAATTAGTTGTTGTTATTGTTTGTGTATTATAAGTATCAGATTTAAAACCTAAGATATTATTAGTTAATATATTCTTAGTCAGTTTTAAATATGATAGATTATGAGTTAAAGTGATATAATAATTATCTGTTGAAGTTAATACAACACTAACATCTACATATATTTCTAACTGTGTAGCTATTGAAATATTTAACGCGTCTAATAATGAATTTATTGATATATAATTTGATTCAGGTATTGAACAACTTATTGAAATGATGTTACCAAATGTAAATTCAAAACTAAATATATTACTATTATTTGCAGTTCTAATATTATTAAAAAATAATGGCATTTCAATAGATTTTAAAGAAATTTCTTTAATATTTGAAATAGGTTTATTAATTAAAATATTTGTATTATAACAATGATAAGTTTTTAAAATTGGGTCATAATTTTGTATACCATCTATTGAATCAAGATGTAATAATTGCTTTAACATATAATTTTAGTTAGATAAAATATTTATAACGCCATGACTTTAACGTAATTTGAGCCTTGTTCAAACACTGATTGACAATACGCCCATACATCTACTTGAACAGCACTACTTAAACTTCCTGTGAACGTGATTTGAAGTTGTTCATTTCCTAAAAATTTTCTATGGCCCAAAAGTAATCCATTCTCAAGGGATTCACAAATATTAGATGAGAATGACCATCCATAGACGTTACTTTTGTTATCCGTTACAGTACCGGCTATATTACAACCTGATGCGGTTTCAGAAGTGTAAGAACTTCGGCAATAAAATTGATTTAAATAATTGAGAGCTAAAACACTACCAATTGTCTGGCCGCCTACACAATTTGAAGAAGTAGAATCTAATATAGCAAAATTTGAAATGGCGGTAAATTTATATGCATCATTTAAAGTTATTTTATCTGAATTTCTAATAACAAAGAAGAGGGCGGCTATATTTCCAACAAAAGGTGTAAGAACAATAGTAGATGAAGTAACACCGCTATTTATAACAAAGGGGGAGTATCTTAAATTATGGTAGAATGATTGCTCTGGTTTTTTAATCATTGCATTTTATCTATTAGCTGCAATTTCAGAAGGGATTTTTAATACTTTACAAATAATATTAGCACTGTTAATGGTGGCAGCTAATGTACCAAGAGTTAATGTTGAATAATTGACGACGTTGGCTAATGTTTCCATATAACAACGGATTTGTAAATTATGTGAATCACTAAGAATAGGAATATGGCATTCATTATAGATTGTTCTTAATTTAACATAATAATTGGTTGTGGCAGTTGCAAGAGTATTTCTTTGTATTATGGAATTATAACACCCTTGCATATTATTTATATAAACTCTATCATTATCGTCATTAAAAAATTGTTGAGCAGTGAATTGCTGGATAGGATATAGTGTATCAATTGTAATGTTATTTACAACAATCTCAACTTTGGTTAAAAAGAATGTAGCAGGTGAAAAATGGGGATAACTGGTAACTGTTCCAGTTAAACCAGAAATGGCATTAATATTGAATTGTATCAATAAATCAGAAATAATACAGTTGCGCTCTTTTATATCAAAAATAAAATAACTAGACCAGGCTGGTGAACTCGTTGAGGGGATTAAAACCACTTCTGATTTTAAATTTGAAGGAACTGTTACAGATTGACGTTGGGGTAAATTTAAACCTAAAGAGGTGTTTCTTGGTTGAATTAAATTTCCAATGTGAGACACGTTAGAACTATTATTTGACATATATTATAACCTATATATTTTTATTTTTAAATTTATTATTTATGAAATTCTAATGAACTTACCATTGAAACCACCTATTGCTATAGAACCTGCTATTGATGGATTAAATACAAAATAATAATTAGTTGCTGCTGCAACTGATAAAATATATTTATATTGAATTGAATGTGGTAATATTGAAGCGGTTAAAGTATTTTCTATAGTATAATTTAAAGAAGTAATAGCCCCAGAAATTGTGTTTATACCTAATTTTAATGTATGAACTGCCGCTGCGGTTGGTGTAAATAAACAATATGCATCAACAATGTATACACCAATAGGAATTGATAAAGCTGTAGCATGTGATATAAAAGAATTAGCTGTTGCATTTGTAATGGCTGTTGATGTATAAGAATTAATATAACCTAATGCACTTGATAAATATACTGGTAGAGCTGAATAATTATAATTATAAGTCTGTTGCGTTGTTATTAATCCTGATATTGTTCCACCATTTACATAATCATAGACAGTTAAACCACCATAAATATTTGTTTTTCTAAAACTATTATTTGTCACTGTTGATGTTACTCCTGCCCCTCCAGTTTGTCCAAAAAATATTTTTATATTTGTTAATGCTATATCTCCTTCATTTCCTGTTGCTGTCCCTAATAATAATAATGTGTTGGTTCCGATAATTGGTGATAAATTAGTATTGCTATATAATGACCAATTAGTTGGAGTTGTTATAACTGTATCAAATAACGTACCATTCAAATATATTTTCAAATTGTTAAACGTATAACCTGGTCTTCCCGTATAATTAAATGATATTGTATGAAAACCTAATTGAGTTGCTGTAAATGATTGTTGTAATGATTTATCATTTTGTATTACTATATATTGTGTTGCATTACTAGGTGGTGTTATATTGAAAGCATTTGAACCGTTTAATAATGCTGGATAAAATGTGTTAGGTGAGGTCCAATAAAAAGCATTTTTTTGTGTTGTTGTAAATGTATCAGTATAAATATAACTATTAGTTGTTATAAGTGGTAATAAAAAATCACCATTATATATTAAATTACTCATTATTATAATAGTTTATATATTTTTTATTAAAATTGTGAAATAAAATTTGTTGTTGTAATTTGATTTGTAGTAGAACCAGGACCTTTAAACAATGTATCAACATAACTTTTATTATAATAAATTATGTCTATTTGTGATGTTGTAATATAATTTAATAATGATGCATCAACATTTAATTTTGTGTAATAGTTTGTTGTTATATCTGTTTTTGTGTAATAGTTTGTTGTTATATCTGTTTTTGTGTTATAGTTTGTAGTTATATATGTTTTAGTATAATAATTTGTATCTGATTGTGTTTTAGTATAATAATTTGAAAGTGATGTATCAATACTTGTTTTAGTATAATAATTTGTATCTGATTGTGTTTTAGTATAATAATTTGAAAGTGTTGAATCAATACTTGTTTTAGTATAATAATTTGCTATTATTGCATCAATATTTAATTTTGTGTAATAATTATTGTCAATGAATGTTCTTAAATAATAACTATTATCAATATATGATTTTAAATAATAATTTGAATCTGATTGTGTTTTTGTGTAATATTTAGTGTCTGATTGTGTTTTTGTATAATAATTTGTGTCTGAATCAAATTTAGTATAATAATTAGTATCTATATATGATTGGTCATAATAATTATTGAAATTTCCATAAACATTACTAAAATTAGTATCTATAGTTGTCTTATCATAATAATTTGTAAGTGTTGAATTAATTTGTGCTATTGTATAATAATTATTAAATGCAGAATTAATATATGTTTTATCATAATATAATAAAGTTAATTGGCTTCTAGTATAATGAAAATTATCTAATCTAACCATAATCTGATTATAAGAGCTTGTAACCTTACCATCTACATCTGATTTAATGTAATAATTATTTAAAGCTAAAGTTATATTGTTATCACTTTCAGTTCTATTATAATATGTACAACTTATATTATCATAAATATCTTGTATACTACTATTAAGAAAATTAATAGATGGATAATTACTTATTTCTGCAACATCACATTCTAATTTATTAAATTTTGCTGTATTAGCAAATAAACTACTATTATTATTATAATTTTTAGTACTTAACATTATAATAAAAATAGAAAAAAATATTTTTAAGGACTTTCTGAAATGGACTTTAAAACCGCACCCGGCGGAACCGGTAAAAATTAATAATTTCATGTAGAGGGGTACATAGATTTATAACTTTTTACCGGTTCCGCCGGGTGCGGTTTTAAAGTCCATTTTAGAAAGTCATTATTTTTAAAAATTTTATGTATATTTATTTAAATAATCTTGAACGTTATCAGAGTCATTTGGGCGTAATAATCTATTATAACAATAAATATTTTTTAATCCTAAATCATCACATATTTTCTTTTTAATAGATGGATAATTTAATTGTACTTTTGTAAAATGTTTTATTTTAAACATAATATGTATATGTAATTGTCCTTTTTTCATTCCTCTTTCAATAGTATAATCAATATCAACATTTTTAATTGTATCTTCATCCCATTTATCCCCTTCAGGTATTTTTATATACTGATCCACATTATTTAATAATTGATTTATACAATTATCAAATATTTCAATATCATCTTTTAAATGTTTATCATCTTCTTTATATTGCATATTTGTGTTTAATGTGAGCAGAAAATTGCTTTGTTTAGGTTTAATATTTTTTTCAACTTTTTTTAAATCTTGAACTTTTCCTTTTACTTTTATTAAAGGTTTATTACTCATTATATTGTTTTAGGTTTTATTTAAATTGAACTAATAAATGTTTTCTTAATGTTCCTATTTTTTTAACATCACTTGGTTTTCCTGTTATATCACTTAAATATTTATTTAATTTTGTATATGCTTTAACGTTTGTAGTAAATAAATTTACACGGTTTTCTAAGTTTACCAAATTATTACTTTGTAATAAAGCTTGTGCTTTTAAATAAAATGGTTTTATATTATCTGCAACTGTAATAGGTTCCATTCCTTGTACATCTGTTTTATCTGAATCATAACCTTCATCGTCATCTGGTTGTTTTTCAATTTGTTTTCTAGTTGTAGTCACAGGTGAGTTAGGAGCTGATTTGGCTCTTAATTCGTCTATTCTTTTTTGCATAGCAGCCACAGTTACAGGGGTTTTTTCAGGTGATGCTGTTGGTTTTAGTGTTATTGTTGCTTTTTGTGGTTCTTCCTTTTTTCCCTTTTTTTCATTCATTTCTTTTATTTCATTTAATACAGGTTTATATATTGCTTTGGTCTTTTGTATCTCTGGTATAATATTTTTGTATCTCTTTCTAATCTTTTTAGCTAAATACTCCATTGAAACGTCATTTTGTGCTGTGTCTTTATCTTTTATTTCGTCAATTACTTTATCATCGTCAAATATATATTTCTCGTCTTTTTTAATTGCAGGTTTAATTAGAACGGGATTTTTATACTTATTAAGTGCTCTTTTTACTATTGGTACACTCTTGTTAAGATGTTTTAAATCTTTTTCTTTATCTTCTGCATCATAATCTAAAGATTCTTTCATTTCTATAATTCCCTGTCTTTTGCTTTTAATGTTATGTTCTAATCTTGCTAATCCTTGTGCATAATCATTATCATCTGCTTCAATTGTTTCAAGTGACCTACCCGTTTGTTCATGTCTCATAAATCTATTTAATTCATTTGGTGTTCCTTTCTCCGTTTGCCATTGTTCTATACTGTATTGATTAGGACTTAAATTTGGATATCTATTTTTATATTCTGTGTATAATTCAATCGGTCTAGTTTCAGGGTGTTTATTGAATTTATTAAAATATTCTCTGTCATAATTCCTATTATAATTAAAAGCATTTGCACTATAATTTTTTGTGTGTCCTTGAAATAATTGTTTATTATCTATTGAATAATTGACTCCATTAAAAGCATATGATAAACCTTTATGATCCTTAAAACCTCTATGAATTTGTTCTTTATCTGTTTTAATTGTTGTTGATCCATTAAAAGAAAAATGATGAGTAGGCTCTTTTTTTCTTTTTAGTAATATATTAAGATACATATAAATTATATTAGATATTAATTTTATTTGATATAATTATATAATCATTTTGTTTAAGATATGGTGTTTGTTTTTGATTTGCTTTCCATTTGCATTTTAGCAACGTCTAAATGAGATGCTGGTAGAATCACTTCTGTTGCATCCCTAATAATTTTATCAATTGTATTGGCTGCATCAATACAAAAGTCGGCTGCTGCTTGAGATGGAAATGCTGGATTTAATTCTGCACCATTAATTTTCATTTTTCTACCATCTGGTAATTTTCCTTGAGTTAGTAATAAGAAAAGTTGTTTATAAATACTTTTTGCTATTTGTACGTTAAGTTGTTCAATTACTTCACTTTGAAGGGCATAATATGCTGATGGTGTTGTTAACGCGGTAGACATAAGTAAATTTTTATATTGTGAGTATTGATGACCTTGAAAATTAGAAGGGTCCACAAAGAATTTATCATCTATATCTTTAAAATATTCTGCACTTGACATTTATATATATTTATAATTAGATAATAATTTTAAACTAAATATTTTATTTGATGTTTGGAGTTTTAATGCATCCATATATAGAATTTAAATCATCATCTTTGACTGAATTATTATTTATAACTAAAAAATTATAATCTCTTGTGCATCTATTATACATTTTTATAAATTCATTTTTTTCAATATCACCACTTATGAATTCACTCATTAATAAATCAACCGATTGTTTATTCATTTGTCCACAAAATAAAAAATCCATGTTGTTACGGGCCACAGGAGGGATCAAATTCAAATATTGAAATGTTATAATTATTGCAATATTAATATGTCTACCTCTTATAAATAATTTTTTAAGAGTTGGTGATTGATGGAAATTATGATCACTCACAATATCATCTAGAATTAGTAAGACATTTTTACGTTCCTTAGGTTTTTTATTTGAATTAATTTCTGTCATTTTATTAATTAATTTATCAACAAATTTTTCTTCATAAGTATCATAAATACATTCATCATCTACAATATCAGAATAAAATCTATTAATCTTTTCAGTTGGACAAATAACAAATATTTTATTAAATTTATGCCGTTCACTATCAACTAAATATTTTAATAAACAACTCTTACCCGAATTACGTTTAGCAACAAGGCCCGTAGTTTTATTTAATATTGTAAAATTATTCATTATTATAGTTGATATTTTTTATATATTTTTATTAATTTTATGTGAATATATAAATTTCAAGCAGTCACGGTAACTCATTTCTGGATGCTCATTTTGGTATATCTTAGCTTGATTATGGTACTCTTGCTGATGTAATCCTCTTTTATCATCAGTTTTTAAAGCATCAACCAAATCGTCATTTATTTCAGATGGTTCTTTTATTTGATTTTTTTTCTTAATTTCTTGCTTACTCTTCCAGGTCTTATACTTATACATTTCGGTGATAAACTCGGCTAACTCTTCATAGGTTGTAAAATCTAAAGTTAATTGAAAACTCATTTATATTAAATATATTTAGAAATATTTTATAATATTTTTAAATTATTTATTTATTATAAGTTTATGTAAAATCAACATTTATTTTTTTTGATCTAGATTTTGTTGGTGGTGGTATTTCAATTGGTTGTGTTGGTGTAGTTGGTGGGGTTGGTGTTGGTGTTTCAACAGGTGTTTGTTTATTTGCTCCTCTTTTACTTCTTAACTCACTCATATACTCCTTTGCTTGTTGTGAACCTTTCACAAGTCTAGTTTTTGGTTTATTTTCCATTATATAATAATTTAGATATTTTTTTAAACATTTTTTTAAATATATCTTGTATTATTTGCGTTAACATATAATTCTTTATACTGATTCAATTTCTCTAAATAAAATAATTTTTCTTCTAATACATATTTTTTATATTGTTCATTTTTTTCTACAAAGTTATTATATTTCTCTCTATGTTCAATTTGATGAGTTAAACAATTAATTAAACATTCTATTTGATTTATTTTATTAATTATTTGTGAATTAAATTCTGAAAGATTTTTATACATTTCAAAAGATGACATATATTTATTATAATAAACTAGATTATTTTTTTAAATCTTTAATTTGGTTTTTAAAATTTTAAATTTAGTTTTTATTTGTAATAATTAAATGAGTTGTGTTTTTCTTTGATGTTTGATAAATCTTAGAATATTCTTTTTTAATATGATTATGAAATAATAACTTTATTATCCAATTTGATTCTAAACAAAGACAAATAGATGCTTTCATTTCATTTATATTTTTATTGTACAAATATTCATAAATATTAACATCAGAATTTCTATAAAAATCATTACAGCTTATTAAATATGGAGGATCTATAAATATGAAATTAGATTCTGTATTTTTATATTGGTTCATTATTACAATTCCATCAGTATTAAAAAAGCTTATTTGCTCAGTTCTTAAAAAATTAATTATTGGACATTCATTCAAATATTCAAATGTGTTAATAATTTTTTTTCCAATAGGAAATAAACCTTTATGTATACTATAAATTTTGTTAATAATAATCCAAGATAATAAATTATTTTCTTTGGCAATTTTATTATATTTTTCTTTATCTAATCCTTTAATCTTTACATCTAAAATTTTTATTAATTGGTTTAATTTTAATTCATCTTTTGCAATTAAATACAATTGAATTAAAAATTTATTGTTATCATTTAAAATATATTTAAATTGCTTAGGATGTTTTAAAGAAATATAATAAGAAAAGGCTGCACTTCCGCAAAAGGGCTCTATTATTATTTTAATATTTTGAATATCATTTTTAATTACATTATATAATCCTTCTGTTTCATTTCTTTTATTTCCAGCATATGACATAAAAAAATGATTTTTCATATATATTTAACTTTATAAATTAAAAAATTATTTAATTTTTTAAATCTTTAATTTGGTTTTTAAAAAGGTTAAAAATGAATAAGCTTCTTATATATAAGAAAAGCCAAATTTAAATGCTATGTTTTCCGAGTATATTTACACATTCTAAATCTTTTATATACATACGTTCAATTGTTCTTAAATCTGTATTGCTTATATCTTCACATTTTTCTAATTGTATAATTTCACAATTATCTATTCCGTATTTATCAAATAAAAAAAAAGATGAAACATAATTATATTTGTTATTTAAAAAACGTTTATAATCATGTCTATGTTTTGAAAGCCTGATAGATAGGGGCTGC